AGCCAGAGCCGGGTTCCAAGTAGAACGGAATCGGCGTATATGCAGGGATCGGGGTGCTGGATGTGGTGGCCGTTGCCCCAACACCAACTGCAACATAACACGGGGTCGTTGACCAAACCACCACGCCTTGAGGTCCAGGGCTCCAAGTAGAGGTGCTCCCCGCAGAATTCGTATAAGACACAGTTCGACTAGGAAAGTCAGTGTCGCCTAGGGGTCGGAGAAGTTCCATATTGGCTCCAATTATGCAAGGAATTTTAACTTATACAAGGTTGACAAGTACAACCCAACAATCTCATCAATGATGTTTTGCAAAGCAGTGCAATCTTTGTCAACCACCTTGTAACGAATTTGCTCAATTTCGTCTACCTGATCCTGCAAGAACTCCACAACATTGCTAGTTTTCTTGGCAGACATCAAGGAAATTGGGCCAATCAGGCCGTATTTGCCTTGATACGTCTCGGCAAATTTGTCAGCCAAATCAACAATTTCATCGTAAAAAGTGCCTAAAGCACTGTGTTTGGCAAAGCTGCGAGTGTTCAGATGAACGGAATGCGTGACATCCCGCGCCAGGAACAACATTCCGACAAAATCATTGCATGACATTTGGTTCACCTTGCTCTTGTGGCGCAACAGGCATTGATTGACGCATTTCCGGCGCACCGGTCACCAAGTCACCAGTATCCACCGCCGCAGCAATCGTGCCCATCACAATGTCTTGGATCTGCTCAGGAGACATTGAAGCCTGCACCGCGCTAATCCGCTTCGTTTCAGCATCATACGCCCTAACTTGAGCCTCAAACTCCTTGATAGCAATATCTCGGGCTTCCATAGACTGCTGAACATTACGAAGCATCTGATGCATCTGCTCCATCTCCTGCCCCATTGCCTGCATCTGCTGTTCTGCCGCTTGCAACTCAGGCGACTTATCATCATCCTGAAGGATCTTCGGATCAATCGTCTTCGCAAACCGCTTGGCCATCTCAGCAGCCCCAGGCCAGTCCATGTTCTTAACGAACAAATCACCCGCCACAGCCCACAATTGAGGATTGCCTTGCAACAACTGAGACATGGCATCCAGAGCCTCTTGGCGCTTGGTCATGTAGCTCGGGCCAGTCGTCACGCACACATCGTATTTGCCCACGCTTGGGTTATAAATCTTCTCAATTACCACCCCAGCCTGATCCAAAATCTTACGCACTGGCTCTTGCTGCGTCGGATCAATTTTGACCATCTTGGTCTCGCCATCAATCCCAATAATTCGAGCAATTCGCTGGGTGTCGTAAATCTTCGGCGCCAAGTCAACAATCTGGCGAGTTATGTAGCGCACAGCACGGGCAAGATTGTCAACGAAGTGGAATGTTCCCGTGTCTCCTTGCTTCTCTCGGGCCAAAATGGCACGCCCTGAACGCTCGTTCGACGTCGCGCCCAGGCTTGCGTCATACTGACCCGTCGTGCTCTTGATGTCGTCCGCAGCGCCCATTTTGGCTTGAATAAGCCCTGTCTGGGCCATTGGAGGCAAGGCACGCTGCGGAAGTGGCAGAACCGCGCCCTGTCCATCTGTCGCATCCGGGTTGACTTCCAAGTACGGCCAGTTTTGCGTGTTGGCCGTCTTCCACTGCTGTTCATACCCCTCAAACTGCCCACCATACCCAATAAACGGGGCTTTTGGCGCGAGGGCCAACATTTCAGCCTCTTGGCTAACCCAGTAGTTGTACATCCGCTGAGCATCCTTCGCATTGCGAACCAGCCCAGACACATACAACCGACCATCCACCTCAAACTCGTTACCAACCACCCGAACCACCGGGATGTACTTACCCGCCCAATCACGCTCCTCAAGAATCTCATATCCATTGATCTTGCACCACTTGACTCGCTGCACGTCCACCCGACGAGTGCGAACAGGCTTCATGCCCATCGCCTTCATCTGCTTGTCTTCAGGATCACCCTCAAACACCGACATATTGCCAGGGTACAAGTTCAGCGTCTTCGTCTCATGCTCAATGTAGAAATACTCAGCAATCCGAACCGTGTCCTCGTTAATCCACTGCGACAACGACTGATCCCCAATCCCCAACGTCTGCAACGTCGAAATGGGCCGCGCATCCGGGAACATGCGCTCGTAATCCTCTTTCAGGATGTCCTCAGTGATAAAACACCACTGCGCATCCGAACCGCAAGGGTCTTGAATCGTCGGATCCATGTACACCGAGAACGAATTACGCACCCGACCAATCTTGATGTCCTGGTCAAATGAGTTCTCGTCACAGTACTCCGTCAGCAAACGAATGTAACCCTCACCATACGTCACCTGATTCTCACAAGCCGTGTCGTAAGCAACATCCGCGTCCGAAATGTACTCAATGTGACGCACTAGCCCGTCAAAAATCTCAGCAACCTCAGGGTCCGCCAAATCATCCACCGGAATGACCTTCCCAGCCGGACGATTCTGCCTCTGGTCATTCGTCACCTGCCTCACATGCTGCGGCAACTTGTTCATCGTCAAACACGGCCGAGCATTGATCGTCTGACCCTGCACCGCCCCACGAGTGGCCAACACATCCGCAGGCCATTGCCAATGATTGTCAGGCGAACCCGCATAGAACTTCAGGTCATCAATCTCATCCTCACGACTCTCCGAGTAAGCAGAGATAGCCATCTGCAACCGCGAACGAGCCGTCGAAAGGAGCTTCTCCTCCCGCTTGTCTGATTTCATTTCTTGCCCTTCTTCGAGGCCACTTCACGCTTGACCGAATACGCAATCGCAACCGCCTGTTTTACAGGCTTGCCCGCATTCACCTCAGCCTTCACATTCTTCCGGAACGCCTCTTTCGACGTAGATTTCACGAGCGGCATTTCTTACACCCCCCCTTGCTAGGTTTGTTGGCCGTCTTGGCCGATTCCCTAAAAGCCTTCTCCGTCGGCGCACCAGCCGCCCCAGGCTTTCTCATCTTCTCACCCGAACCAGCCTGAATTCTCTCACGCTTGGCATGAATGTTCGCATATAACCCAGGTTTTGTAGCCATGTCAACACTTCCACCTTTTAAGTGAAGCCTTAGCCCGCTCAGCAGGCCCCTTAGCATTCTTTACAACCCCAGCCATACGAGCGCAAAAACTCGCCTTCCGACCCTTATCCGCCTCAGTCTTCGGACTCGGCGCAGGTGCCTTTAAATTCGAACCCGTCTCCCGGTTGTACTTCTCCCGACCTTTGGCCGTCAAGCCCGCACCCTTAGAAACCGGCAATTTCTCACCACGCCCCACACTCAACGAAACACCCTTTTTCGTAGCCATCACGCCCCCATCCAAGAAGTTACCCCACCATCCAAACCCATACCACCCTTCTTGACTGCCTTCCCACCATTGTATTCCCGGCTCGCCACCGGATAAGCAAACGTCACCGCCAACGCATCCGCCGCATCCGGCGAAGCCAACCCCCGCGCCTTCATCTCCTTCTTCCCCTCCAAAAAGATCGTCCCAGACGAATCCGGCTTCTTCATCGGCCCAATTAAATCCGACCTCATCGCACGATCCTTCGGTAAATGCGCACCCCTCTTTAACCAATCCCTCATCGCCCCCCACATCTCCGCCCTCTTGTTCCCCCACATCACCGGATTCTTCGACTTCCAACCAAAATTCACCCCCCTCACCTTATACCTCTGCTCCGTCAACCGATCCAATACCCCATACCCCAATCCACCCTCATCTATCACCACCAACGCAGGCCGATACTCCTCAATCACCTCAATCACATGCCCCACCGTCACCATCGTGTCATCCCCCTTGTACCTCCTCACATCAATAACATCCCTCCCCCTCCTCACCACTATCACCGTCGAATCCATCCCACCTCGCGCCGGATCCACCCCCACCACCACAGGCAAATCCATGTCCCCATACGCCACCCGCCCCATCGCCTCATCTACCCACACCGGCGAAATAAATTGATCCTCCCCAGCACTCGGAAACTCACCATACACCTCCACCCGAGCCTCTAACGAATCCGCACCATACTCCTCAATAATCTGCTCATACACCGCCTTGTCCGTCCCCTCCACCGTCCTCGCATCCACTACCCTCGTCTTCCAAAAATCCCGCTTCCCACCCTCAAAACACTCATAAAAATACCCACTGTTCCGCCGCGGATTGCTAAACGCTAACCAAAACCGATTCGGCGTCACCTCAGTAAAAAAACCCGCCGCCACCGACCAAATCCCATCATCAATCCCCGACGCCTCATCAAATACCACCATCACACCATCATGGTTGTGCACCCCAGCATACGCATCCGGGTTCTCCTTCGTCCACAACCTACCCTCCACCCCCCAATACCTAACCCCCTTCTTCAAATCCCTCTCCACCAAATCCCCCAACCACTTCGCAGGCATCACCCTCGTCGCACTCACCTCAAACCAATGACTGTTCAACGACATCGATAACCACTTCGTAATCTCCGCCCACGTCACCGACCTCAACTGCGGCTCACTGTTCGCCGAAATAATCGTCGTGCTCCCAATCCTCGTACTCAACATCCACAACACCACCCACGACACCAACGCCGACTTCCCAATACCACGCCCAGAACTAACCGCCATCCTCAAAATCTTGTAACTAAGATCGTCCTCGCTCTCATTCGGCTTCCTCGCATCAGATAAAACCCTGTTCGCCTTGATGTGCTCCGCCATCTCCGTTAACACCTCCCTCTGCCACTTCCGCGGACCCCTAAACCGCTCCAGCGGCGTACCCGCCTCACCCCACGGAAACGCATACATCACAAACGCCAATGGGTTGTCCCGGACCTGAGGACTCCAAATCTGCGCCATTAACTCCTGCTCTTCTTCGACTTTATAGATTGGTGTTTGCATAGTCACTTTCTGGTGTTAATGAGTGGATTGTATAAATAAAATAAAAAATTTGCGTGGGGGTAGCCTCCACTTTGACCGGCAGTGCAGGGCCCTACCCCCCCCCCTTGATTTTGCGTGCAGGGCTAGTTCTGCCCGGCTCGAGGTGATCGAGCAGCATGTGGTGGGGTGGGTGGGGGTGAGGGGGGGGTAACCCCCCCGATGCTTATCTCCAGGTTGCGGGGTGCATGGCCATTGCCATGCCAATGGATATTGCCAGCATGAGCCCCCCGGTCATCGCAGTGAGCAGCACTGCAACAACTTTGTCCTTGAACGTTTCTTTTACTTGCATCTTTATCTCCTGGTGTCTGCATCGGTCAGCGACTGCTGCTTGATGCGATGTATGAACTATAGCAAGCGAACGATGCAATGTCAATAGATTTACATCCTAGTGTTTTCCCTAGTGAGAAACATGTTGACGCAACGCTATCGTTAGCGTTATAGTTCAATCACTGCGCGACATGACTAACAGACGGCGCAGCAACCAACCAAGGAGATAGACACATGCCCCAACAATCCACCTACATTGTCCCCCCAACATACGAAGCAGCGATTTATGGTTTTGAATGCGTCGAAGTGGGGGTGCGAAAAGCCCACCTGTTAAAAAACGGCAAGCGCGCTTTGAGCGCGTTTTACAAACAAGAAAACCTTTCGACACTTAAGCGGTTTAGTGACTGGGTTACGTTTATCACAAGCGCTCAATCAGCGAAGTAAATCACGGGGCCCACGGCCCCATCAAAGGAACCACCATGATCCACGTATACCAAGCAGGCAACTACGTTGCCTCAATCAACAAGATCGACAAAGCCGCCGATACATACAAAGCGCACGCATCGGCCCCTTGGTTGCTGTTGAAAGCCGATGGAAAGACTCGGGGCTTTGCATCTCTCGCAGAAGCAAAAGACGAAGCATTGAAAGTATTCGCGGGCTGCAAATTCAAACGCACCTAACCCCCCAGGGGCTCCGGCCCCATCAACGAAAGCACACCATGAAACGCCGCCCACTCTCTCACGTCATCCAGGATCTGATCTTTGCAGCCATCCTGGGCCTCATCGGTGCTTACCTGCTCCTGACCTACCTATGATGCCCCAAACCCGTACCGCCCACCTATTGGCCCTCCTTCGGGATGGCCACCCCTTCCGGATCGCCGTGATCCTCACAGGCCACTTTTTCAACGTCCCGGTCCACGTGATCGAGAGGGAGTTTTACAGATGACCCCCTGCCCCCAGTGCCAAAGCCCATCAAAGGTTTTGGAAACGCGCCAGAGCCCCAGTAAGGGCACCACACGTCGCCGACTTGCCTGCACATCATGCGGCCTCAGGTTCAGCACCTGGGGTGATGCAGCCTATATCGTCCCCGAGGTGGATCAGCGCCTAGACGCTGACGGAATGCCCACCTACACACAGGCAATCCAAACCCTCGAGGCTCTAGTACGATCCGCCGGTGGTTGCGCCACGATTGACCAAGTTGCCGTAGTCAAAGCATGGCGCTTGCTAGACCGCTTTAAAGCCCGTCAGAGCCCTTAATCTCCCCCTCCCCATCCAAGCCCTCACCCGAGGGCTTTTTTGCGTCTATGAGCTCCCTAGGCGCTTCCAGGGGCACTCCCTCGATGCTCGGTGCCTCCAACTCCCTGGCCACTCCGTCAATAATATCTGCACTTAATACCCTATTTTTAGCAGATTCTAATGCGCCATTAATACTAATAGTTGTTTGAACTATTTCGTGTTTCTGAGTTTCTGCCCAACGCATCTGGGTCTTGGTCCACCAGATGAGCGAAGCGGTGTCGCCGTTGATTGCTTTGTCGAATAAGGTCTTGCCAATTTTTCCATTAGCTTTTGCCTTGCCAAGCTCTAATTCTCTTTTGAAATGAGTTCTAAGCGTATCTAAGTGAATACCATCTCGCACCATCGCCGCAATACTTTCTTGCTGCAATCCGAACCCCGAAAGCTTCTCGACCATAGCCCGCTCTTCCTCGGTCGGCACCATTGCAGCAGGACCCGAATTCGGCCTAGCGCCACCCCAACCCCGACTTTCTTGTTTTGATTGTTCAAGATCCTTATCCATGTTAGTACCCCCTAACTTATCAAATCTTAACGTAACGAACCGTCCCACAAACAAAGGGAACTATGGGAACTACCTAAAGGTAGTAGTTCCCGTTTGTTCCCATCTTTGTTAGTTTTGTCACAAAAGGGAACAAGGGAACAGTTCCCTAAAAGTTCCCGTTTGTTCCCTTACTTCTTCAATGCTGAAA